AGCGAATTCTTAACAAGTCGCTAAAACCCATTTTGGAAGCTCGCGGATACAAAGTGAAAGATGGTTCATTTGTTTTTCCAAAAGCACTGAAAGACTTAACCGTTGATGAATTAATATCGTTGAGCGATATCATTGAAATACCTGCTTATTATTTTCAGGAAAAATTTGGATTACCTCAGGCGGGCAAAGGCGACAAGCTGGCTCGAAAAACAACGACCAACCCACAACCCGTAGAAACGTCGCCTGCAGCGTCTCAAAACCAATCCCCTGCGGCGCCAGAGCCTCCAACGCCCGATCCTAAAAAACCGGACAAAAAAGCAAATTTGTCCGATTCAGAACCAACAGGTTTTTGGAGGGAGTTCTTTGGTTTTTTCGCAGACGCCCGGACGTTGGGGAGCCGGGCATTGAGCGCTCTGAACTTAGCCGACAAATCGACGAACTTTACATCGGGCATCAACATTGATAAGCTTTTTGAACAAGCTTTAAAAGAAATTTATGCCGAATATGGTATTGATCCGAAGGATATGCCTCCGGTTAACAAGACTTTATTCGACATCTCAAACAAATCCCTTCAGAAAGGAATTGATAAAGCTTTTTCTGTTGAGTTTGGAAAGTCCGACCCTGAATTTATCAATCAGTTCAAAACCAATGCTGCCGTTTTTGCGGCATTTAAAACTCACGCCCAGGGCAAAGAAATAGTAGCGCAGCTGATTGATGAAAATGGCAAATTGCGCAGCTTTGATAAGTTTAGAAAAGAGGTGCTTGGCACTACAATAAAAGCCGATTACAATATTAATTGGCTTAGAACGGAACACAATATGGCCATTAGAGCTACTCGTATGGCCGAAAAACTGAAACGCTTTGCCAAAACGCTGCACCTGTACCCTAACCTTAAGTTTTTAGAAAGCACAGCGACTCACAAACGCGCTGCGCATCTCAAATGGGTAGGTACTATTTTGCCCTTTGGCCACTGGTGGTGGAATACACATACACCACCTGTTGAATGGGGCTGTGAGTGCGATATAACTAATACAGACGAGGAAGTTACAGGAGTTCCGGATGGCGATGTGGTAGTTGATCCCGTGTTCCAAAATAACCCTGCCGAAACGGCAGAGTTTATAAATATCAAAGAACACCCAATGGTAAAAGCTGTAACCGATGAGGAAATCGCAAACAACATCAAAAAGTTTGCTAAACAGGCAATGGCCGAGGAACTTGAAAAAATAACCGAGAAAAAGTTTAAAAGCGGTGGCGTTCTTCAAAAGCCTATAAACTTTAAACAAAACTCACAGGAGGAAAAAAAGAATATTAAGGCATATACGGCTTTGGCAAAAGAGTACGGAGGGCAATACAAACTATTAACGGTTTTAAATGAAGATAATCATAAGAATCCGGATGCGCTAAATCTGAAAACATTAATGTATTCCGATGCGAAAATACCCGAATCGGAAATTGCTAAAAATGCTATTCAAAATTCTATTAAATCCGCATCGGAGCAAAAAATCGTATCTGAAGTATATATATATCTTGAACGCGAATTCCCTATGCTGGAAATTTGGAAAGGATTAAAAGCCGCTTTACAGGGTAATAGGGCAAAAACAGTAAAAAAAATCATAATTCGACTTAAAAATGGAGAATTAAAAACCTATGACGTCGAGAAACTTAAAAGCGTATTCAATAAAAAATCAAAAGGAAATATCAAATAATGATATTTCCTTTTTAGGGGGAGCGACCCCGTTACCAGGTGTCTCTCCATTGTGAATGCAAATATACAATCATTTTTCAAAAGTTGTTCTTTAAACGTCAATTAATTTATATTTAAACATAAAAAAAACATGACAAATCTTTGGAAAATTAATAATATAGACATATTTAGCACTTATGGTACTATTATTAAACGAGGTAGTTACCTCGACATATTAACACCACCAACTCCCCGAAAAAGACTTGAGCATGATTATACAGATGCCGACGGGACATTTGTCGACACCTTGTCTGTTTTAACGCATGAATCCAGAAGATTTTCTATAAAAATATTGATAACCGCTTCAGGATACACTGAATTTTGGAGCCGGTACAATGCCTTCTTTTCGCTTATCGATCAGGCGGCTGAGTTTTCTCTTTATATTGCTGACCTGGGCGTTACATGCAACCTGCTGTATGAAGGTAGCAGGTGCGTAAGTAAGCCACGATCGCTACGTAGCGGTAAAATAGCCGTTGAATATGATATTAATGTATTTGAAGCAAACCCGACTAATAGAACATATTTATGATAATAAAAAGAGCCTCTGGCGATAATCTAATAGATGTAATTCCATTGCAATCTTCTAACTACTCTAAGGCGGTAATGGGAGATGAAATGATTACGCTTGTATTTAATCACACCGCGTATATTAATTTCAAAGTGGGCGATTATATTGTTTACGAAGGTGCAAACTGGAGCCTTATAAGCCCCAATAAATTACCTTCAGTCAAAAAACTGAGCTCCGATCTGTTTGAATACAACGCCGTATTTTACAGTACAAAATATGACCTTACAAAAGTCATGTTTTTCCTTACAGATGGAACAACGCTTCCCCAGTCCGATTTTAGCATGACCGGTAATGCCGAAATGTTTGCACAGCTCATTATATCTAATTTAGAACGAGTATACGGGACAGCTTCATGGGCACTTGGAGACGTGATATCAGGAACAGAATATAAAACGCTTACATTTTCTAATGAAGATTGCTTAACGGTGCTTACGCGCATTGCTGAAGAATTTTCAACAGAATATCATATTAACAACAAGACGATACATCTAAACAAAATTAGCACTTCCCGCGAAGTTACGTTAAGATATAGCTCCGTGGTGGACGGTGTTGAAAAGCCAAATATTGAAAAATCTACGTTATACGATCTTGAGCGTACAAGTGTTGATAGTACAGATGTAGTTACGCGCCTGTACCCAAGCGGAGCAAAAACAAATCTGCCTGCAAATTACCGGGGGGGAAATAGTCAGTTGCGGCTTCCTGCATCTTACGGACTGCATATTCAACTCAATACCGAACAGTTAGGAGTAATTGAAAAAAGCAAAATATTTGATGACGTATATCCGCGCTTGTCATCGTCCGGAGCGGGCGTAATTACAGCTGTTGGCGATAAATTCACTTTTACCGATACAGCTATTGATTTTGATGTAAACAGCTGTTTATTATCAGGTACTCCTGCTAAAATACATTTTAATACGGGTCAATGTGCCGGATACGACTTTGAAATAAAATCGTATAAACATGGTACTAAAACTTTTACGATTATCGAAAACAAACAGGATAATGACTTTACATTGCCTACCGACTTGCTTAAGCCGCAAGCTGGAGATAGGTATGTAATCCTCGATATAGCAATGCCGGCATCCTACATCGCGGCTGCCGAATCGGAGCTGCTAACACGGGCACAGCAATATCTGCAGGAATTCAGCGTGCCAAAGGTACTTTACAAATGCACTTTTTCGGCGATATACGCAAAACAACACACACAAAACATCCAGTGCGGCGATACCGTAAAGATTATCGACACAGACCTCAATATCGATACGGAAATTCGAATTGTAAAATTACAAAAAGGAATTTCGGATTATTGGAATATGCAAATTGATCTGTCAAACGCCGTTACGGCTACGCGGATCGATCGCATAGAAAACGATATTGATGAGCTTGTAAATAACATTATTGTAGCCAACAAGCGAATCAATAATAATTACCGTCGTGGTTATCAAAATACAAAAGAGCTTCAGGATCGTATATTCGATCCTGATGGTTATTTTGATGCTGAAAATATAAAGCCCTTGAGCATTGAAACGGGCATGATCTCGGTTGGAGCGCGTAGTCAGACCTTTCAGCTAAGCTGCGTATTGCAGCCAAACTATGAGGGTAATCCTCAAATATTGTATTGGACTGGAGGCATACTTACTCATTTTACAATAAGTGAAAATATCAAAGAGTGGATACTTCCGGCAGGGAGCATCACAATAGCAAATCAGTATTCCGACAAAGCGCTATATGTTTATGCCCGATGCTCCAGAATTGATAACGCTGCCGATATATTTACATCCGATTTGGCTATAAAGGCTGATGCTGCCGCGGACTACTATCACTTCCTTATAGGCGTATTACATACACCTGTCGATGGTGTAAGAGGCCTTAGCCTGACCTTCGGCATGTCTACAATCAACGGAAAATTCATAAAAACAGGTAGAATTGAAAGCTTTAATGGCGAAAATTACACCGACCTCGACAACGGCGAATTCCGAGCCGGTAACACTACATCTGCATTCGAATTTAATGTCGGCGGTTCCGGAAAGGCCGTATTAAAAGGCGCCATCGTCCAGGACGCCGGAGGCAACGAATCCCCTCAACTGCTCGACCGTGGAACGTGGAGTAATACGGCTATATATTACCCCGGCAATTACTTTCGCTACGGTACAGCTACTTATAGCTGCATTTTGAAGACGCCAACGGCGGGTATATCACCGTCTAATACGACTTATTTTAAGAAATGGGTAGAGGATGGCGCAGCGGGTAACGACGGGAAGGATACTATATATGCAGTAACAGACAAGGATTCAATAATAATATCATGCGATGAGTATGGTAATATTAAACCAGGGCAGGATTTGACGGCAAAAATAAACACTCGCGTAGGCAGTTTGCCAAGCGTAATTGAAACGTTTGGACATACAGGCCCTGCAGGTATTACCTATTCGGTTCAGGCTAATACGGATTCCGAACTATTAATTACCGTTTTGAATTCTACTATAAATTATGGGGAAATAGAAGTCACTGTTGAGGCAATGGACGCCAATCAGGACGCCACGGCGACAATTATAAAGAAAATACCAGTGTATAAAGTCCTTGACGGACAAGATGGACTTGATGGCAAATCAGTTGAGTTCATTTTTAAACAGACCCAAAACCCCACAGCACCGACAACTCCCTCCACAGCACAGGCAGATGATTATGTTCCAGACTTGTGGACTGACAACCCCGTTGGAGTAACGTCCACTTGGCAATTCGAATGGGTCTGCAAACGCACAAAATCAAACGGCGTATGGAGTAATTTTAGCGCTCCTGCGCTATGGTCTAAATATTCATTTAATGGCTCGAACGGAGATAATGGAGCCGGCGGTGCAAGCCTTGTATTATCGCAGGATAGCGTAACTATAAGCTGTAATGCCAACGGCGATCCGCGTACCGGGCAGCTGCCGTTAGACATCTATGCTTATGCTTACGAAGCTGGGACACTGCGTAATATAGTAGATTGGGAATTTACAACTGAAAGCGGATTAGTTGGAATGAGCGCGTCGTTACCATCAACCGGCATTGTGAAAATAACTATCAGCTCAATAGGAGCTGATACAAATTCGATCAGAATTTACGTGCAAATGCTATTGTCAAATGGCTCCACTGTTGACATCGAAAAGATTATTCCTGTTGTTAAAGCCAAAGACGGCTACGCAGGTCCATCTTTAATCTCAAGAGGCGCATGGCAGCCTGACACCGTCTATACAGGCTCCCATGATCGTGTTGACGTCGTTTCAATTACAAATTCAGGCGTAGTTACATGGTACAAAGCTCTTACAACCGCAGGTAATTTCAGCGATATCCAGCCGGAAATCACAGTTGATTGGAGGAACTATTGGGAGCTTATGAACTCGTTTGATAATATCGCTACCGGCACGCTTTTCGCCGAAAACGCAAATGTGGCGGAGTTTGTGTTCAACGGTGGTAAATTGTATTCGCAGTACCCTGTTAATTCACAACTTGATTTTAAAAACCTAATAATAAACGGAGTTACTGGAAAAATAATTGCAAACGATGCCGAAATACGCGGTAAAATTGAAGCCTTGACAGGTAAAATTGGGAATCTTGATATAATTGGTAATTCGCTTTCAAACAGCACAGTAAAACTAACGACAGATCTAATTGATTCTTTGTTATCGCTATTAAATCCATCTAACATTTCTTTGTCACGACAAAGCTCATGGAGCGGATCATACGCCTACACGCAGCCATTTACTCCTGTTCAGGATGGAGTGTTAGAATTTAAATTACAAAGTTCCGGCGCTGGAACAGGGTATGGATGGAACTGGGAGTTAAGGCTATATAGTAACGACGATGTAATAGCTCACAACGATTCTCAAAATTCATCAACGAAGGACTTTCAATCAGTAGCAATTACATCGGGGGAAACATATTATCTATATGCAGAACCAGCTCTTAAAACGCCAGGATCACCCGTTATTAATCTCTATGGGGCCGACAGTGATAATAGCATATTAATCAAATATTATGCACAAAAAACCGTCATTGCCGATCAGGGGTTTTACTCATTCTTCAACCTTCTATCTTACTTGTATTTTAAGCAAAACGATACTTTTTCAGTCAGGCAGGGAAACACAGAGTTGCAAATGGATACAGGAGGGTATGCAATTTCATTCGGAGGATTAGCGGCATTGAGAGTTAATGCTCTTGGATGCACTTTTGAATTCGGCGCAAATTATCTGAGAGTTTCCAATGCCGGCTTTCAAAAGTCGAGTAACTATGGCGAGACGTGGACTAATTTTTAATATTAATTTCAATTCAAATATTTATGACAACATTCATTATCGGAGCCTTTTCGCTCATTATTTTCATTTTTTTCGTAATATACAAAGTTGGAGTACTTCCTTCGCTGTCCGACTCATATTTTGAGCTTCAGAAGCTAAGGAACTGGTACAAATACCTGTTTCAGCTTAGTTTAGCAATAGCTTCGTTTTGCCTGTCTGCTTCAATGCTTACAGCCTCGGAGGATAGTCCGTTTCAGTTTCTGGCATTCCTTACGGCAGCCCCTATACTTTTCGTCGCGGCAGCCCCTAATTTCAAAACGTTCGGACTTGAGCGCAATACGCATATCGCAGCGGCTACCGGTTCTGGCATAATGTCCGCTATGTGGGTAGTACTGATGGGTTATTGGTATATTATTCCAATATCCTGCTCTTTAGCCATGATAGGCTATTATTTTAAGCAACAAAAAACATGGTGGGCGGAGATGGCCTGCTTCTTATGGACTTTAATAACATGCTTTTTAATTCTTATTTAAATGGAAATTAAACGCAAATAAAAAGCCCCGGATCGCTTACGTAATCCGGGGCTTTTTTGGGGTAATAAATATTGTTTAAAAATTATTATCTGAAAGTAATCCTTTTACTATCGAC